GATACTGTATATGTTGATGTCGAGGTTTTTGTTGAAGTCTTTATTACTGATACTGTTACTGAAATTGAGTACATTACAGAATATGTTACTGACACTCTTTTTATTACAACTGTCGATACGGTTGAAGTTATTGTATATGAATTCTTAACAGATACAGTTTATGAGTATATTTCTATTGATTGTGAAACTGGATTAGAATGTATTGATGATCCTGGATTAACTTGCCCAGATTGGACTTCAGTTTATCTTCCAAATACATTTACACCAAATAATGATGGATTAAACGATACGTGGAAAATGGTTTATGATTTAGATTGCTGGGTCGATGTAGAATTTAAAATATTTAATAGGTGGGGAGACATGATCTATTCTGGTATGGGTGATTACTTTGATTCATATCCTTATTGGGATGGAAGTGTAAATGGTGGTGATCATTATGCATCCGATGGTGTTTACACATATACGTTCTACGCAAGAAAATTAAACTCAACCGAAATCTTTGAGAGACACGGACATATAACAATATTTAGATAACATGAAAAACTTAATTATTTCCCTACTATTTTTACTACCATTTTGTACGTCAGCACAATGCAATCAACATGTCTTTTCTTCGGTCGGTGCTGAAAAATGGACCAACTTTCAATATCAAGACTGTGATGGATGGAATCATTACTTTGGTCTTCCCGCTGGAGGATATACTATAATTTTTTGTGCAGATATAGGCACTGCCTTCGTTTTAAATGGAGATGGATTTGTATTTCCACTAGCAAACGAACATCCTAACTATGCATCTTGTGTTCAAACAGAATGTGAAGGTGATTTTGATGGCGATGGAATAGTGGGAGCAGAAGATTTACTTACTTTTTTATCAAACTACGGAGAGTGTGATTAACAATTTGTTAACAATTAGTTAATCTGCCTGTGTGTGATTTTAATAATTTCTTATATACATATTATATGAAAGAAAGAATTGACGTATCTAAAGTGCTTTACGTTGCTATTATGATATTCGTATTTACGTTAGCAGTTATTTAGCCGATTGCTGCTTGAGCTGCAACTACACTTAATACTAAAGAATTAATTAGTATTTTCATTCCTATTGCGACGAGTAATATTCCAAAAACTCTTTCCATAATAGTAATACCTACTTTACCTAGTTTACCTTGAATCCAAGGTGCAGTCTTTAAGAATACGTAAATCATTATAGCATTTAGTATAATACCTAAAATAATCTCTATATTACTCAGATCTTGCGTCAATGACATGATAGTTGATAATGTACCAGGACCTGCAATAATAGGAAACGCTATTGGAAATATAGTTGCTGACATTGGTTCAGACGTAGATTCTGATTCGATACCTAATACCATTTTTACTCCAAAATATAGAAGTAGCATTGCGCCTGCTAATGCAAAATGAAAAGTTTCTATTCCTAAAAGTCTAAATAAGGTTTGTCCCACAAATAGAATAGAAATCATAATAACTGTTGCTATTATTGTAGATTTTAAAGATTCTATTTCACCATTCTCTTTACGCAGCTTGATGATCAAAGGTACATTACCTGGCATATCTATGACAGCGAACAGTGTCAAAAATACTGTTAATACATTTAATATGAATTCCATGAAAGTTTAGCTATTATACGTTTCTCCATCTACGTCTATTAGACCATTGAACTTTCTTAGTTCTGCCTAACATCGTCAATCTACTAACTCTTTGGTTAAACGCATTTCTATCGTTGTTTAATTGCGTGTTACCGTTTTGCTGTTGTGTTGTGTCCATTACTTAATTTATTTCTTAATCTATCACTTGCGTGACTATTATATATTAAATCAATTTCTGAAATTTATCAGATTCAATTTGTTTAATTTTAAGCGCAACCTCTGGACCTTTTACACCAAACTGCTTCATCACATCTTTGCCATTGGTTGATGGTTTATATTTAAAGAATGCCTTTAGAGTTTTTACATCTAACTTATGAATCTTTGCAAATTCTAAAACATCTTTTTTATCTATTTTGGCATTCTTAAATTGTTTATGTAAATCAAACACATCATTAACATCAAACGTCATTATCTTGTTTAAGAAAATACAAGCGTCTATTTCGTCATTAGTAAATGTTAACTTATTCATTTCTTTCTTATGTTCATTATTCATGAACAGAGTACCTAATTGAACAAGCCAAGTATTAGTATCTATGAATTTTTTATTGATCTCTAATGTAGGAAACATAATAGACCATAGATTAAATTCAGAGACCATCTCTAAGTACTTCTTAGCAGACTTAGCAGAAACAATAGATTTTTTAAACTCATCTCTGATTCTCTCTGCACTGATACCTTCTAAACTATTATCTGTTAAAATTGCGTTTGCAGTCTCTTCTTCCAGATTTGAACCAGTTCTACCAGCAAATCTTAATGCTCTTAGTTTTCTTAGTGGATCCTCAGCAAATCTATCAGCAGCAACACCGACAGTTCTAATCTTTGAATTCTTTATATCATCTAGACCTCCAACTAAATCGACAACTTCATTTCTGCCCATATCATAGAATAAAGCATTAATTGTTAAATCACGCCTTAATACATCTTTATCTATTGTGGAATACTCAACTGCATCTGGTCTTCTACCTTTTCCAATGTCTTCTCTGAAAGTGGCAATTTCAACACCAGCTGGATCTGAGGGTACATTTACAATAACTACGCCAAATTGGTGTCCAACTTCGCCTGTTGTTGAATAACCTCCTTTAGTAACGATATCGATAACTTCTGCTGGAAATGCATCGGTAGCCAAATCAAAATCTTTTGGCTTTTTACCCAATAACGCATCTCTTACTGCACCGCCAACAATGTACAATTCCTTGCCATTCTTTTTGAACAATGTGTACAAGTCTAATATATCCGAGGGTACATTAACTTGGAGTTTTGTTTCAGCTTCTTTCAAAAGCATAAAATTACTGAATTTTTGTAGTTGCATTATTATACTTTATTTTTCATATTATATATCTTCGTAACCTGTGATCCCTCAGGGGCTCGAACCCTGGACCCTCACATTAAAAGTGTGATGCTCTACCAACTGAGCTAAGAGATCTTAATAAATCATAGTTGTCTTTGGGTAGGGATGGCGGGAATCGAACCCACGACCTTGACTATATAAGAGTCCTGCTCTAACCAACTGAGCTACATCCCCATGTTGAAAACACCTTAATCTATGTAGAGGTGCAAGACTCGATCTATGATCTATTTTTTCGGTAAGTCAAATAACGTTTAAAAAGTTGTGCCTCAGGGGCTCGAACCCCGACTCTTCGGTACCAAAAACCGACGTGTTGCCAATTACACCAAGGCACATTTAATTAGTACTCCGTAGGAGAATCGAACTCCTATTTTCAGGATGAAAACCTGATGTCCTAACCGTTAGACGAACGGAGCAAGTTATTGGCGGTCTGGACGAGACTCGAACTCGCGACCCCTTGCGTGACAGGCAAGTATTCTAACCAACTGAACTACCAGACCATTTGTGAACGCTGTAGGATTCGAACCTACGACCGTCGCCTTAGAAGGGCGATGCTCTATCCAGCTGAGCTAAGCGTCCATATCTAAGTACCGCTGGGCGGGCTCGAACCGCCACGGGCTTTCAGCCCAACAGATTTTAAGTCTGTCATGTCTACCAATTCCATCACAACGGCATTAATACTTATCTCCTACATTTCAATCTCTCTTCATTCAATCTGCCGTTGCTGACTGCTATCTTTATACTTACATCAATTGTAAGGTTTCAATAGGTAATTAGATTTATTTTACCATTGATTCTTGAATTAGAATCTTACCTCTACGAATACGATTCTTAACTGTCTGAAGAGGTACACCATATTTGTCTGCAATATCTTCATACTTCATGTTGTTAAGTAGACGATCTTCGATAATATCACGATACATTGGCTTAAGTTCTTGAATAGCTTTTAGAGCTAACTCATATGAATTCATAAGAGCTTCGTCTTCTTCAATAAAATCTGCTTCAGTTTTACTTTCGATCTCAATAAGAAGATCATGTGCAGATGTATGTGAATAGTGTTCTGAAATCTCAATACCATATTCTTTCATGGCGTCAATGCTGTATTTACGATTACGCTGACGAATCCAACCTAGACATTCATTGAATGCAATACGATATAACCAAGTTGTAATTTGGTACTTAGGATCATATTGATCAATCTTAGTCCACATTTTGGTTAAAGTATTAGTTAAGATATCGTCTGTAGCTTCGTTGTCTTTGCATACATTATAGATATAATTCCTTAGACCTGGCTTTACACGTTGATAAAGTGCATTGTAATCCTTTTCTGATTTAGAATTAATAAAGTTTTCTGACAACTGACGGTAGCTTAGCTCTTTTGTTTTTTTAGACATATGTTTTGTTTTTTTAATGATTAACTGATGTAAATATACCAAATCTTTTTGACATAAAAAAATCTGGGCTGAATTATTTTTAATTATCTTTCTAGAATAACAACTGATCCGAATTCATCATCAAATACTTTGATTAGATTTTCGTAATCTCCACTCATCATGTTAGCTTGAATTTCCTTGATATAAGAATTACTCATTCCAAGTTGCTTTCCAAAATTACTAGCTAATGCTATTAAATTAAATGCATTACCCTGTGGTCCTGTTAAATCGATAATTATTTCTGAGTTTGGTTGTTTTGTTCTGATCATATCTTTAGCTTTTTAAATACAGTACTAATATACCACAAATAGTTGATATAAAAAAATGTTTTAGCTAAAAGTTGCGAACAATTAGAAATCTGAAAATATTTCTAGTAGTTTATGTAGGTCTTGTGGTTGGTTTTTCCAAAGATCTGTTGATACATTAATGATTCTATCTTTGGGATCTGACTTAAATTTCTTTTCTGGATAACCTATAATATTATAAGATTTTTTACCCTTTTTATTAGGCCACACCTTAAGAGGCCAATAAGTCATACTAAGGTTAAGTTCTGGGAAAGTAGTTAAACAGTCGATCATTTTAACTCTGTTCCTAAGCATACCTTTACTATCTAAAACTTCTAAAGCAGCGTCGTGTTCTCCACGTGTAAAATAAATTGTGCCGTTAAGTCTTAGCAAAGCATCTTGTGCAGTTTTAGGGTCCCATGCAAAGTTACCCAAATGATACACAGTATCTTCTTGTTTTACAACTTCATTCCATTTTAGAATCAAGTCTTCTGTCATTTGATCAACATGCTCGTAATCTCTGTTGTATTTTTTAATTGCACCAGGTCTTCCAAGTTGTAAATTAGATGTTACGTATATTGCCATTGAGTTACTATAATTTGTTTAAAATAAATATATCCTTATTTGAGTCCCCTAAAAAATTAAGGGACTCAAAATATTAGGATAAGTGATTAGTTACCTGCTTCTACAGTTTCTTTATCTTCTAGCTCTGCTTCAATTTGTTCAGTTACGATTTCAGCGTCTAATTCAGCTAATCTTGTATGTACATCATTGATTTCAGTATTAACACTGGCAAGATCTTGCATAGCTACAGAAACAGTTTCACCAACATGTGTTAACATAGTAATAAACTTCTTGGCATTTGCAACACCGGTTCCGGTAACATTTAATAATGCTTGATAAAGTGCATTTAATTCATGACCTCTAAGACCAATTGTATATGTTTCTACCGTTTCTTTAGAAGTAGTATACGCTTTATTTTGCTTCTTAATGTTTTCATATAAAGTTACTAATACTGCAGCATCTGCTGTTTTCCAAGTATAGTGCTTGTCAAGATGTTCCATCACAGTTTTGATCATTCTCTGATCTGAAAAATTAATTTCAAATTTACGTTCAGCTGCATCAACTTGTAGTGTTTCAGCTTTCTTTTCTAATTCAACGCGTTCTTGAATTAATTGATCGTTTGTTTTTTCTTTACTCATTTTAAAATATTTAAGTGTTTTATTATTTATCCTAATTAAAAATCAGCGTTAGAGATTCGGATGTCATAATCTCTAAAGCTTTTGAATTGTTCATCATCCGTGTTCATCCTTCTTACAATAGAATCATTTATATCGTTTCTAGATTCTAGTCTATGTAATCTTTCTATTCTAGATGGATCTAAATATATCACAACACATTGATTTCTGTATTTCTTTGGTAACATATCTAAACCATCTTTACTCATGATCATAATTTCTGAATTGTCAAAATCTTCTTCTGTCTGGCCATAAAACCAACCATTGAATTCCATGTGTTCTATAAATTTATTCTCTTCTATCATGTTCTTGAATACTTCTTCAGATACGAACCAATAGTCTTCGCCATTTTTTTCATTAGCTCTAGGAGATCTTGTAGTATGACTTACCCCTGCTTTAAATCCTTTACGTGAAAGTTTATTTTTTAAAAAGTCTTTTCCGGCTGCTGCTTTGCCTACAAGTATTATTTTCATGTCTATTATATGTACTAGTTTTTGTTTGTTTCTTTTAGTCGAGAGCTTTTTAATAAAGAATTTCTATCTTTATTTTCAAATGTTTTGGTATGTGCACTTACTGTTGTAGATTCTGCGTTTGAAGTTTGTCCTATCCAATTATCTGTTGTAGCAAGTGCGTTGATCAATTTAACAGGGAACATTTCTTCAATGTCCCATCTTCTATGATTCATATAAGTCGCTGTTATGAATTCATCACATGGAAATATATTTTCTTCTAATTTATAACTTATAAGTTTTTGAGCCCCTAAGTGAGTCAACACATATGCGTGCATATTATAATGTAAAGAAGGAATACAATAGGTATCATTTAACTTAATATCTTTATCATAATTAAATACATATCTTCCTAGCGTCAAATAATCCCATTTATAAGGCCAATCTTCAGAAGGTTCTTCTAAGTCTTTAAATGATTTTTTAAAAACAAAATCTTCTTCTAAGATTAATGCTCTGGAAATATTATCTTCTATGATTTTTTTCCAAGCCATGGTATGTGAAAGCGCACATCCTATTTCACCAGGTTGAGGTTCTAATTTCCAAAAATCATTCCAGCTTTCTGGTTGGGCCCAATTCTTATAAACATTGCAATTATCAGGTAGTTTTGATTTCCAACCGTTGTGTCCGTATAAAATCTCATATGGCGTATTATTATCAAAGCCAATAGTCTCTAATTTATTTTTAATAGACTCTACTTTTTCAGGAGTATGATCTATAGCCAATATGTAGATTTTATCTATTTTCATTCGGCTGCTTTTGCTTTGTTTTTCTAGAGCTTCTTTTCTTTTTTAATACTTCACGTTCTTTGTCAACGGGAAATCTACTAAAATTACCCATACCATCCATGTCCATATCATCGGCCCTAGATTCTCTCATAGGAGAGCCGTGTCTATCATAATAATTTGGATAGTTTTCTTCTCTCTGTTTTCTAGTACCATAGAAGATGTTCCATATTGTAAAATAGATGTAGACTGCAAATATCAGCCCTCCCATGATAAAAAATCCTAAATTCATGTGTTTCGTCTTTGTCTAATTGCTATCGCAAAAAGGAGGATAGTTCCTGGCCAGTGTGCCGAATACTGAGCTTCTTCTGTGTAACCTAATACTCCATAAGTTACTGAATATAGAAGGCATGCGAACGCTAAAATTACTGGGTACCAGTTATTGAAGAATTCTTTAAATTTGCTAATCCTGTTCATAATCTTTTTCATTTTACTTGTTTTATTTGATGTTTCCTTAAATCTTTTATGACATCTTTTCTAACTGTTTCTAAATATTTAGATCTTTTTTTTGCATTTACAAATGGTACTGCCCAAAATTGTTTTGTCTTTAACCATCTTGAAATGTTCCATCCAAATACAAATGTAAATACTCCCATCACTAAACGCAGTTTAACAGAGTTTAAATAAAGAGTTTTTACGGGTAGCGCAGGTGCACCATGTGTAATATATGTTCTTACTTTTTTATCACTTAGGAATGGTTTAGGATAAGCATAGTTACCAAATAGTGGCACAAACTTATAAGCAAATCCAGGTGTCATAACCTCATCAAAGAATATCTCTGTTCTTGGTGTTAATCTAAACCACCAAACTGGAGATACAAAATAGATTCTGTCTGCCCAAGTTACTAGCTCTTGATATTTTTTAATAAGATCTGTTCTCGGTCTAGCGAAATCATCTCTATATAAATCAATAACTTCTACCTCATTTAGGTAATCGCTATCTAATAGAGTTTTCTGAATTGTCTTAAAAATACCATTGTAACAGAAAGATTCTTGATCTGGATGACCTACTACAATCAAGTTCTGCATTCTTTCTAGCTTTTTCATAAAAATTGTTTAAATTGTGTTTCTTCTTTTTTTCTAGATTCTTCTAGTTTTTTTACATGATATTCTCTGGCATATTGTTCCATGATCTTGCTCATTGTTGTGTAATGAGAAAATGCATCACTATCTATATTTTTATTTGGCCATTCATTTTTATCTAACCATTCTTTTGCTGTCATTTTCTTTTCTTTTGAAATAATGGTATAGTCAATGTAACTGTGGCTCCTCCCATCATAGTAGCTAACACATCTCTGCGCTCTACCGTACCACCAGTTCTACTATCATACAATTCTTTTAATATACCTGCTGAAATTGATGCTAACATTCCCGTTATTTGAGCTCTTGTTTTATTATTATGTTTTTTATATGACCAATGATAACCTACTGTGCTAGCTACTGCGCCTGCTATAAAATGTAGTTGTTTGTCTTTCTCTTGTAAAATAAAATTCTGCCCAACCATGTTTGTTGTTAACATAAATAGAATTATTAAAAAGAAATGTCTCATCGGTTTGCTCTTTGGTTTTTTGATTTAAATCTGGTACCTTCGCTATTTTTGGCATGTTTTGTTTTTCTGCCTTTAACTCTTTCTCTCCACATTTTAAACGAGGATTCTTTCATGTGTTTCCTCATTAACTTTCTAACATCATTCTCTTTAAGACCAAATTGGAATTCTATGGCTTCAAATGGAGTTCTATCCTCCCAAGCCATTTCTATAATTCTATCAATTTGTTCTTCTGTCATTTGGTGTTATACATACATTGGAAAATCTACACCATGTCGGTGTACAAATGCGTTATGTACTTCTTCATCTAATTCAATTCTTACATCAACATCACTGTCCTTAAACATTCCAGTTAAAGCAGTAATATCAAAGTCAGTATATTCTTGATCATCTGTTTTATCCTCTAGTGTTCTTAATGCAGTTTGATAAACTTGTAAGGCTTTTACAATAATATCCTTTTGTGGCTGTGGTAATTTAACTGTGTTTTTCATGCTGAATTTGAATTTGTTTATTAATTTCTGATAATATGTATGCTGATTCATTCCAATTAGAAACATATGCCTTTTCCCATAATGTTCTACTTGGATCTTCAGGATCTGGTTGAGATTTAGCCCATTTTTTAGCAGCTTCAAAATCTTCTACTGTCCATGTAAATTTCCTTTCAGGTGTCTTTGTGAATAAAGACTTTAACTTAATTAAATACTTTTTCATAATGTTTTTATTTATATGCTGCCGGACTTGGTAAGCCACTATAATAGTCCCAATCTTTTAAATCATCTCTGTGCATAGGTACATTCCATTTAGGATCATACCAAAATCTACGTTTCTTAGAATCTATACGAGTTTCCATGGTTTTGTTTCCATAACAAAGCATGAATTTTTCTTGGAGTGCATTTTCACCGAATGGGTTGTCCCAGTCTCTAATACTTCCGCCACCTTTGGTGTATGCTAACATTGGAATATCTCTACATAATTCCAAGATCTTTGGATATTTTGCAATTTGTTGTGCAGCTGGAAGAAACGGATCGACATTTTCTGCTCTGAATACAATCTCAGCTCTTAGATAATTACCAATACCATTAAACCATTTTTGATCCATAAGAACTTCATAAAGTGGTTTACGAAATGTTCTTTTTGTAAGGTTGGTCATGATGTTTAAAAAGAAAGCATCAAAATCTGATGTTGGATCTGGTCCTCTACCCTCGTTCCATGTTACACCTTGTGTCCATTTACCAAATCTACGTACATCTACAAATGATAGTGTAGTACCGTCTTTACGGTGAAACTTAAGATGTGCGTGTTTTGCTTCTTGACCAGTATTCGTTAGTTGAAAATGGCCTGACATTCCCATAGTAATACGAATAGGAATAAAATCTTTACTATCTTCATCTTTAATGGTTAGTACAATTTCTTTACCTTTACTTTCTGCTTTGATATTGAAGTATTTAAAGGGAATATCTAGTTCTGCTCCTTTGTGTTGAGGATTCTTTTCTACACGTGTATATGTTGCTCCTTCTGAACAATTGTTTACGTAATCTGATGTTAATTTAAGTTCGGCTAATTCTGGCATAATTAAAATGGTAAATCTTCTTTTAATAATTTTTCTGTTCTGATCGCATCAATATCTACTTCTTGTGTATTTAAAGAAGCAAATGGTGTGATATGTAATTTATGTACATCCCATTGTTGATTTGGGTGCAATGCATTCTGGTTTTTGGCTATTAGTTCTGCCTTAGAAAGGGCATGTTTATTATTGTCGCCTTCAATGTAAACCTCGTAAGTTACTGTATATCTCATGTTATTTATATTTAAATATCTCTTGGTGTTTCATACACCGCTTTAATTACTGGAAATCTTAGTGAGTGAGTTCCATTCATATTTGTTGTTTCTTCAAAGTATTGAACTGTGATTTGTTTTCCTAAAATCTGATTAGGATTTTGGAAATAATGTCTACGTTGTTCATGATTAAAGCCACTACCAACTTGAACTCTATTTCCTTTATGTTCAATGATAACGTTCTTTAGCATCTCTTCTTCTACTTCTGTACCATCAACAATAACTCGGTGTGTATCATTTTCAAGATCGACAACTGTGTATTCTTCGTCATAGAATTTCTTAACTTTAAGAACATCATTAGAACGCTTACCTTTATATGTTGTATTCTTACGAAGCATTAGTCCTTCCCATCCACCTTCTTTAGATAATTCCATCATTCTTTCCATAACAATGTCATCTCCTAAAACTTGATCAAGACAACTAATAAATTCATCACCGTCTAGAATATAAGATCTAATGTTAGTGTACCTTTCACTGAATGTAGTAATAGATTCTTTATCGTTAAATTCTTTAATTGTCAATAAATCAAAGATGTGATAGAATGGATTTGCAATGGTGTGATCTTTTCTTTTGATCTCTTTAATAATACCTTGGAAATCTTCATTACCATTTTCATCTACCATACAAACTTCACCATCAAATACCATGTTCGAAAGACCGAGAGCTTCAATAGAAGGCTTAAGAGAATCTAATGTTAAGAATTCTTTACCTTGTCTAGAGTAAAATTTAACTGCACCTTGATCATCTATAATACCAAGACATCTAACTCCATCAAGTTTACGACTTACATACCAACCATCATTCCAATCTACTTTTTTCTTAGTCTTCTCGTCGTATGCTTGAGCAAGTGCAACATCGAATGTAGGAATTAGGCCGGGTTTTACTTTATTAATCATAGATGCAGTAGATCTAGTCTTAAGATTACGATCCAGAATGTTCCAGATTAAGTCCTCAAACAGCGGGTTTTCTTTAACATATTGATTAACGTTTGCAATTGCGTTGTGCCCTGTGACCACTCTGTCATTCAGATCATCAAGTAAAAGAAAGAAATCTCCGTATGTGTTAGGATGCCCAGTTAAATCAGAATTCTTTTTACAATTTTTAGAAGTAACGCCATATTGTTTATATGTGTCATAAGTATAATTAAGCGCTTTACATACTGTCTCGTATTGAGTGTATGTTTTTAGCACTTCTAATTTAGATGTGTTAGAATTAGAAGCATTTGATGCTTCAACGAAATCTGATATGAGTTGAAAATCTGTGTACATATATTTTTTTTAGTTTTTAATTACAGTACTAATATACCACTTTTATTTTAAAGGGGAAAGCATTTTACTGTTTATTTTTAAAAGTTACGAACAAAATGATTTTTGTCTTTTTACCCAAGATCTCATAGTGACAAGTGTTTTAGTAGTACTCATAGGCACATACGTCTTTTCTTTGTTACACCATTCTTGGCAATCTTTAATTCTATCCCACCAAACGTAACCTGCATCTGCCCATCCGTTTTCTTTTTCTGACCACTTAATGTACGATACTTCTAAATTTGATAACCTTTGTTCTACTGTCATAATTTTGTTTTTTTAGTGAAAGAGGTAGTAACCTCCATTAGTATACTACTAATATACCACAAATAATCGACAATAAAAAACTTTTACGCGTTTATTTTCAATTTATTTTCAAACGAGTAATAGTTTCTTCAAAATGTTTATGCATACTCATCCCACTGTACCATCCTTTGTTTTTCCAAGTATCACATTGACCTGATTTAGTTTTTTCGAATATCTTTACTGCTTGATCATGGTTATAAAGACAAAGCTCATTTGTTTTACGATCTGTGTATGCTATCCAAATGTTTTTACCAGAATACTTACGATCTAGTGTTGCCCTTGATCCTTTTAACTGAATCGAATATGGAGTAGCTGTATCTATATGATATGCTATCATGTCAGCACCGTGTTTATCTGCAGTGATCTGAGAGCATGCAAAGCCGTATTCTACAAGAACTGCTGCTGTTTTGGCAAAATTGTAAACTTCTTGTTCTTTTCCTCCGAGTTTATTATAATCAACTCTTTCTTTAAATAGTTCTTTCATTAGTGTTCTGTTTTAATTGTGTGCCATTCTCTAGCAAACCAGCACATTATTTTTTGTTCTTTCTTGAGCATTCTTTTTGAAATCGCAATAGCATATTGTAAACCTAAATTTACGTTATCGTGATGTAGCTCAGACTCGAATTGTTCTATCAATTCGGTAATAGGTGTTTTTATTTTGTTTTCCATATAAGTATAATTACATACTTTCTAGGAAATTTACAATTATATTAAACAAATTATCACCCATAGTTTTGGAATACCTTCAAAATAATAAATAGCTCTACCGTATTTGTTCTTATATCTTAACGTATTTCCATCTAAATAATACAATGCTTCACCGTACTTATTTTTACTTCTGATTGTGTTGTTGTCAAAATAGAAAACATGAGCACCATAATTATTTTTATGTTTTACAGTATTACCGTCTAAATAATAGATTGCATTGCCATACGAGTTCTTAATTTTAATAGTACCATGATCATTGTATAATAATGCTTCGCCATATATGTTCTTATATTTTAGTGTATTACCGTCAACATATACGATGGCATCACCATATGTGTTTTTAGTTTTTACCGATTGGGCATTTACTAGAACACATGTAAATAATACAAGAGTTATAAAAATAAGTGATCTCATTTAAAACATTTTTGCAACATTAGAAATTAAAAATGCTAAGTATAAACAAAATGCTGTTATAAGAACGATATCTATACTTTCAATACTTCTAATGATATTTTTAATTTTATTCATAATATTTTAATTAAAGTAAATAAATTCTACACATGAGACGTGGTTACTTAAGCCTTCGTCTTCAAATTGAACATAAGCTGCATCAGGATCAGAAAGGTTGACGATAGCAATAACCTCGTCAACCACATCTTTTCCAAAAATGTCTACAGCTTCTAAAGACCTTTCGTCAAATGTCATTTTTATGAAAGGATTGATAAGTTATCCAATTGATTAAGAGATTCCGAAAAATCTACACCTGCAATTTGAGTGCAGACGTAAGGTTTATCCCATTTACCAATATGAACCCAAGTATAATAGTCAGGTACATGACCATAGTCAGAGTCTTCAAAACCTTCACCAATACCTTCGTTTAATATAGGCATAATAACCTCCATCAAATCTGCAATCTCAGGGTAAGACACATGATCTTCAAGATCTCTGTCCCATCTCTCTTCTCTATAATCTATATAAGGATTTAGTTGTTCATAAGTGGATCCATGTAACGTACTCGGACCTCTCATGATAGCTACTTTAATACCACTATAGTGTTCAGTAGTAATAGATAATTTGTACTCAGGAAGAGCTTCTTTAAGAGCTTTTCTCTTTGCTTTAACTTGTTCTTTTGTAATGTAAGGCATAATTTTTCTTTTAGTTAATAATTTAATTACTCTACTAATATACCAAAAAAAAGCCAAATAAAAAAATATTTGGCTGATTATTTTTAAAAAAGTTTAAAGTATTTTTCCAAGTATCTTTAATTTCATCTCATCCCATCTGGAAAGAGGACCTGACCACATTTTTCTATCATCTAACTTTTCCCACTGTTTATACATATAACCTCTAAGAAATAAGAAATCCCAATTGTCAATGCTAAATTTTTTAACATTACCACCATTTGGTAATCTAAATTCAAATGCAAGTAAAGATCTTGTTTCGAAATTATGAACTACTTCTAATAAAGTAAATCCCCAACACCCATCACCGTCGTGTAAAAATAGGTCTAATAAATTAATCTTCAGGTTCCACTTGCGTGTCTTCCACGCTATCTTTTGTAGTATCTTCATTTTTAATTGCTTTTTTTAGTTTCTTACTTGACATGTTCCACATATCATCCCAAAATATCATATCATCATCCATTTTCTACTAAATATGTTAATTCACATTCTGGATCATCGATTACATCTACAATGTTTGGTTTCTTAGATCCATTTGATTCTAGGATGTCACATGCTCTATCGAATACGCTTGCGAGTATACAACCGTTGATCCCAGAACTAAGATCACCAGGAACATCTAATATGCTCTCAATGTGTCTGTGTATAAAATCTCTTTCTTTCATTATGTTTTACTTTCTCCGATTACTGTCACTGATTTCACACTTTTATCATTTGCCAATATATGTTTAGCGTATGCTTCTGTGTTTTTAATGTTAGAATAAATTCTTTTTTCGAAAGAATCAAATTCTACTTCAACATCCCATCCTCCTGGAACAAGACTTTTTGAATTAGTTCTATACTCATCGCTTATGTAATATCCAGGTAAGTCATTCATGTTATAATAATTTTATAGACATTTGACCAAATTAAATAAGCTACTGTGATAACAGCAGACCATGTAATAATAAGTGTCCAATTTATTTTAGATTTCTTCATAATCGTCTAAGTCTTTTAGATTTCTAACGCGACGATGATCAAATGTTGGTTCTTGATTACGCTGTCGTTTCTTTTTAAAATTAAGCTTTCGCTTACGATCTTCGGGATTAATTTCCTCACGTGATTGATTACGCTTTTTCATTAGAAAGTTATTTAATCGATGTTGCTTGTTGTATTGTCTTCGCACCAAACTGGTGGAGTTCCAGTCCAATCTGGACTAGAATAATAAGGATTAGGCGTGTACATTGGAATATTTACAGTTTCTGTTTTTAATAGAATTACTGCTTCTTCCGCTGTGATTGTACCTTTGTCTAACAATCTTTGTACGATACTTGCTTTTGTCATGATTTAATATATTAATTATCTAATTGATAATCGGCTGGCGGAAGCTCATCTAAAAGACTACCTGGAGGGTTGTCTTCGTGTTTAGTATATTCAAATTCACCCTTAATATACTCATTAAGTGCTTTGCCTTGAGATTCTGCTGAATTAAAGTTAACCCACGTTGCCACGTCAACTGCTTCATAAACATAAATTGCCCATTTAAAAACCACAGTTAAGGTCTTATCTGCAAAGTTATATGTTGCTGCGTCAATAGTTGAACTCTTGTAATGCGATGTTGTGCTTGTTCTCATTTATATTGTTTAGTAGTTATACTTTACAAAAAATAAAGGTTTCATGAGATTACCCTAAATCATCTACGTTTTTGATTCTAATACCCGAACCTGATAATGATCTATGCATTTTGTTGATAGCTGCAACGACTTGTGCTGAATCTCCTCCACTTCCACCTCCAGTAATTCCAGAAGTAAATGCACCTATTGATTTTCCAAGTCCACCTGCTGCCTTTTCAAGTATGCTTGCGTTTTCTTCGTTACCTTCACTTACAGAAGTTTTAAATTTCTCAATCATTTCTGCTAGATTCTCTAAAGCTTTTTCTAATGATTCACCCATTGCAGCTAATATATCATCTGGACTATCTTGACTTGAAAGAACTGCAAGTGCCTCAAACATTTGACGAGACTCTTGTAATTTAGTAAGATCCATTGAATTAATAGCGCTTGCAACTTCAGGGAAAGATTTGGCGTTAGCTTCCATGTTTCTACCAATAGATCTCCATAATAATGCTTGAGCAGTGTAACCTGCTATCGGTCTTATTTTACTAACTGGACCCATAAACATATTTTTCATAATAGTTGCCTTAAATGGATCTAGTTGATTAACGGCTGATGAAATCTTAGGAACAGCATCACCCATGCGTGAGAACGTTTTACCTATAACAATAAACATTTTTGTTTTTGCTTCGGCCTGTCCTGGGAAGAATGTGGTACCACCTATTATTCTAACAAATGACGTCATAGATTCTGGTGCTAAACTATTAATAGCTGCTGTCATTTTTGGAATTGCTCCAGACATTTTATTATATGCTGTGCTAAGTCCTTTTAACATCATAAGTTTTGGTACTAGAGTTTCAGGTGTTGATTCACCACCAAAAACACTCATAAATGATTTACCTTGTTTAGCTTGAAAACTATTTACGGCTGATACTATTTTAGGTATAGCATAACTAAATATGTTATAGTTATGGCCTAAGGCATTTATCAATCTAATTGAAGTATTTATTTCTGACTCTGTCTTTTCTCCACTAGCTTCAGTAATAGCCTGAATCATAGCTTTAACCTTTTCTTGAACCTCTTGGGCGTTCTTAACATCTTTAACTATATTTGCAGCGTTCTTTGCAGCTCCCGCTAATTTCTTAAATGGATCTGCAATTTTTTCAACTAATTTAATACCCTTTTCAAACTTGGTAGGTTTCCAGAATGTCCATCCTCTACCTTTAGCAGCATCACTACCACCAATAGTAGTAAATACGTTTGTTAGTGCCTTAATTAGCATTTGTGAATTTCTTTCAATCTTAGGTACAATTTTATCTAGATCTGAAATAGTGTAATATCCAGTGGCTTTACCTTCAGCATCGTATCCTTTAGCAAATTTTAAATTAGCCATATCTTGAACACCTGTTGCCAAGTTTTTAAGAGGTGTTCCCATACCTTGTGCTAAATCAATACCTTTTTGTATTGTAGACTTTCCTCCCCACCAACTAGTTTTGGCGTTAGGCGAATTACCTATTTGTGCAAAAGTACCTGATAGTGCTGTTATCAAAGTTTTAGTGTTTGCTGTAACTGTCTTAGCGTGATCTAAATTAAATGGCTGAAATCCTGTAGGTTCACCAGTTTCTGGATCAAAACCTGAAGGCATTTTAAGTAATGCCATGGCTTGTACACCCATTGCTAAACCTGTTAAAGCTTCACCCATACCCTGTACAGAAGAAATACCATCTGCAACTGGATTAGATTCACCTCCACCAAATATAGAAGCTAAAAGTCCTTTTTTACCACCACCTGGTAATTTAATCTGTTGACCAGTTTCTGGATCTGTTATTGTAAGACCGTTACCTATCATAGCAAATGGAACTGCTAATGAACCAATCATAGTTACTGTATTTTCAATAACTGTTTTCCAAATATCTCCGGATAATGTTTCATATCCTGTAGCATTACCTTCTTTATCAAATCCTGTTGGGAATTTAAGACTAGCCATACTTTGAACACCTTTAGCAATTCCGGTTAATGCAGCTCCCATACCATGTACAGAAGAAATACCCATAGCTACTGGATTACTACCGCCTAAGCCGAAGAAACCACCTCCACCACCAGTGAATTTAATGTCTACCATCTTCCCAGTCATTGGATCCTTAACTGAAAGTGTTCCACCTCCACCTATTAAATTAAAAGGAACGGCTAATGAACCGACCATAAATGCTATATTCTCAGCCAATTTAGGTAAATCAGCTTTCTCAGAAATTACTTGAAATTTACTAATACCAACTCCGATTGATATTAATGCAAGACCTGCAGTTAACATTGCAGCTGCACCAACTAATATACCTGCTGCTCTCCATGGCCACATACTAAATGCGTCACCGATTGTATTTAGTAAGACAGACAAGTTTGATCCTTCACCAGAAGGAGCAGGTTGTAATAATTTTTTACTTTTGTTTAATACTGCACCCATCGCTGCGGTACCTCCAGCTATTGCTATCATTGCTACACCAGCGACTAACATCGCTGCTGCACCCGCTAAAATAAACGGAGATGCTAAACCGAATAAACCAAATTCTATACCTAACATTGCTATTAAAGCTCCTATTTGGCCAATAAGTTCCCATCCTCCTTTTTGTAAAGGTTTGGCAATCATTCTTACTGCAAGAGCTATTAGTATAACAGAAACACCTGCTAATATCATTGCGATAGCACCTTGTTGAATTAAACTAGCACCTAAACCTATGATCACAAAAGCCGCTGCTATTCCAGCTACTACTAAAAGAGGCATAAACGATTCAAGCGTCATTTCTCCAGGTGGAATTAATGCATTTAATATTATAAATGAAAGAGCTACAACTACTATCGCCAATGAAGCCCATAATAAAGCTTTAGCACCTGTCATAATTGGTTTTTGCATTAATCCTATTACCATAAATGTTCCACCGATAATTGCTAACATTTTAATAGCTGCCCAAATTGTTTCCATGTCTGGAATCAAATACTTAAATATTGCGAATGCAAGACCTAAACCAACAATAGCGATACCTGCCATGGCAATTGCCATAATACCTTCTCGCATACTTTTGTCAACTCCCATCTTATCTAGCATCCAGAACATTAATCCCATTACTAATATAATACCTAATGCCCATATAGCACCTTTCATTGCTTGTGGCATTATTAATTGAACTAATGCGAATGAAATGGCCATGGCTAATATACCAAGACCCAATAACATCATTCCTGTTCCAAATTCTTTTAACCTTTTACCATCTAAAATACCTAACACATCAAGTAGTTTCAAGGTTATACCTATTATACCTAACATAATAGCAACTCCTATAGCTCCTTTAATTGCAGGTCCTATAAATAAAGATATTAAAGCCAGTGATCCAGCAAAAACTAAAAGTGCCAAACCTACTTTTTTAAGTTGCGCTAACGCCTTTAACTTCTTTTTATCTAATATTTTGGCCACTAACATCACTGCACCAATTGTCGCAAAAAGAGCTATCGCTATTAAAGGCGATGCCATTGCTGTTATTATTAAAAGTGGAATTGAAAGTGCCATATACCCTGCGAATGCGAATATAGACTTACCGACATCACCGAGTTTTGATAAAGCGCCAGCAATACCTTCCATTGCTTTAGCCTTTTTCTCACCGTCAGGTCCTAATTTGTTAAGTGCTTCTACTATATAACCTAAACCTGTACCTATTGGCTTTAGCGTAGGTGCCATGATAGCCATGGCCATAGCTTCTTTAATACTTGTCTTATTACCTCCACCTCCGGATTTACCAGAAGCCATATCTTCTAGTACAGTAACAAGTGCATCTATTCTCGAATACAAATCCCCACCAACAGTAACCGATGCTGCGGTTACTTTAGCAGACTCATTGAGTTCTTCTATCGCTTTGCTTTGAGCACCCATCCTATCAAAGGCGCTTTTCATAAAATTTAAGTTCAAGTCTTCGAGAAATATTTTTTAAGTATGTGGTGTGCTGATCGCTAAACCAGCACACCGTCTCTCATACTATATATCTTTACAATTTCGGCATCTTAAATGTAGGTGCTTTCATTGAAGGAACTTTGGGCATCTTAGGAGAGGACTGCGATCTCATAGCAGCCGATTGTTTCTCCTGTTGTTCTGATTGTTCCGATGTTTGTTTATTCTTAGCCTTAATGTACTCTTGAAGATTTTGAACATAATACCAATATTCATAGTAGTACATTTCTTCAATCTCCGAGGGTTGCATTCTAAGATGTATACCCAGGTAGAACTTAGTCTTAAAGTAGTTCTGCAGAGAGATCTGAAATAATGAAAAGACTTTTGATGCCACCTGGGAAGTCAAGAGGGGCCGTTGCGATCTCCCCATCGATTTCTGTTTCAAGTGTTGTTTGTACACCAATTCTCATTTTTTCTGCTAATCTATAAACGATCATATACTTTCTATCGTCCCATCCTTTGTAATCAACTTCTAGTTGAAATATTTTAGCAAGAGATAATCCTCTCCAATCAGATACAATATATGGTAATACTTGAATAAATGCTTTATCTAGTTCGACTTCTTTTTCTTGTCTGTCTTGTAAATAAGCAGTTACTTCTTCCATAACACCGATTGTAGGTGGTTTCATTCTGATTTCACCAGCTGATCTAGTTTGGATAGTATAGATTCTTTCACCTGAATTGTAATATTTTTCAATTTCTGGTTCAATTACAGTAGGTACCAAATTTTTAGTTGCTAATTCGATATCAACTGACTTTTTACCCTTCTTAGTTCTACCTTTAAGTATTAACTTGTTTTCTGGTTCTGGAAAAGTTAAATCTCTAATACTTAAAAGAAGTACAATTCTATCTTCTTCTAAAATATCTTTATAAGATAATCTTCTGTCTCCTGACATAATCCTTGCACATGATTCTACAATAGCGTTTAACTTATCTTCCATGTCGATGTAATTATTATCATCCATAGTAGAAAAATGTCTAATCTCAGCTGCTTTTGCAGATCTGATTTTAATGATAGTATTGGCTGGATAGAATTTACCCTTTGATGGTAGATTATCTAGATTTTCAATGTGCCATCCTAGTAAATCGTCAGACGGCGCAGCCTTTGGGGGAGTAAATGATCCCATACTAACCTTACCTAAACCTTTTTCATCGATAACCGCTTCCATGTTGGAAACTTCTTCTTTTGATTCTGGAACAGATGGTCTGTTGATAGCGTCTTTTGACTCTAAAGCCCTTTTAGCCGCTTCTTCTTTTTTGTTATTTTCTTCACTCATGTTATTTGTCTTTTAGGTTTTTCAGTGTTTGTTTTAATATTGATTTTTGATCGGGTGTTTTACGTGATAATTCTTTTTGAATTAGATCTCTTATCCATGCGCTTACTGACACCGGTCGAGTTTCTGTTTCTAAAGCTTCATTTAAAATAACCCGATTAACCTCTCTTACTTCTGCCTCTGTTAGAAGCACTTGGAGCTTTTTGGTTAATTTATTGTTATTCATAATATTTTGATATGTTAATAATATAATATATTTTCTGTGCAAAATAAAAGGAGAAGATACAGAAGCATCCTCTCCTTTAAATTTATCTTAGTTTAGTTCTTCAGCCCAAACATCAGCTCTCCAAGTGATCTCTAATGTCTGTGGATCCGCAGTTTCATAGTTTAATTCTCCTGTGAAACCAACTCCAGAAGTAATGAAACAGTCATCAAGTGTTACCTTTCTGTAAATGTCTCCTTCTCTGTTGAATTGTACTATTACAATTGTACCTACGTAATTCTTTTTAAGACCTAATTCACCAGTTTCTGGATTGTATTGAGATCTGTACCATTGTCTTATAGTTTTATATAAATACGCTTGGTTAGAATCGTTTAAGTTTAATGTAAAGTTAACTGTCACGTCGATCGCAGTTCCGTCAGGCATACCAGCAAATGATCTGGTAGCAAACTTGTACTTTTGTTCAACTGCAGCTACTTCCCTGTGTAGAGTATCTAGCCCTGAGATAGAGTTAATGTGCTGTAATAACATTCCTTGTCCTGTTACACCGTCTGGTGGCAGGATTGTTACTTCGAACAGGTTAGCCTGTACAGCTTCAAAATTTCTACCTTTCTTTTGAGTTTGATCCTCTGAATAATGTGGTAAAGCCATAATTTTTATCTTTGTTTATTTTATATATCTAGTTTCTTATGCAAAGTTGCCGGTTGCGATTTCTCCTGTATTCAAGATTGTTACTCTCGATACTAAGATTTCAAGACCTTTAACTGGCTCAACGTAAGTATCTAAAATACCCATGTTGTTGTCAATAACTTCGTTAGTGTTGTTAGTTCCGTCCATGATGTTTCTGTAATCGTAAACACCTTGATCTTTCTTAACTGACTCCATAAAGTTGTCTGCTAAAGTTTTAATCTCTAATCTAGTTTGAGCAGTATTAAACTTGAACAAGTAGTTCTTCAATATCTCAGCTAAACCATCTTCGATGTAGATCATTGCTTCTCTAACATGTGCAGAAGATAATGCTGATTGAATTCCTTGTTGTGCAGTTTTATTACCTTTAATAGTTAAACCAACACCTCTTTCGAATACGATTGGGTTATAACCAAATGGCTCAAGTACGTCTCTGTCATTCTTATCGAATGCAAATTCTAAACCTTGTACACCTGTACCTCCTACAACTCCTCTTCTTGGACCTGCGATGATTGACCATGGTAATGCGCTTGTATACTTATCGATGTAATTGTTAGATACGTAAGCTGCTGGTGGAATTACCAACGTTTTACCGTTCTCAAGTACATTTAAACCAGGACCATAATAGAATCCGTAGTTAGCACCTTCATTGATTGAAGGAAGCGTATACAATAATGATGGATTTAAATCTAAATTACCACCAGTTGCTACTGTGTTAACATCAAATGCGTTAGATAGCGTGTTCATGAAAGAAGGATTTGTTGATTTCTTCAATTCTTTAACCATCGGTGCGTTTAATATAGCTGACGCGTTTTGTCTTTCTTTACAAAGAAGTGTTAATTCTTCTTTATTTAAGATAGTACCATCTTCTAATGATCCAAATGTATCAACTACATATCTGAATGTGATATTATCTTTATCTACTAAAGCATTACCTAAACCTGTGCCTGGTTTGATTGCTGACATTAATTCTGCAATTTTCTTAGGCGTATGAGTTGCTCCACTTAATGGGAACATAGTGTAATGTGCTGTAGACTCTTCGTATCTTCTAAGTACGTGACCAGGTCTTATGTTACCAACGTCTCTATGTACTGTTAATTTATACTTAGTTGTATTTCCATCTACTTCTTTAACCTTTCTTGTAATCTTAGCTAATTTTCCAGTTGAAGTTGGCATATACATTCCAACTTTAACGTCTGACCAATCAAAATTACTAGCAATAGCGCTTGTTCTAGAGAAGATAATGTTACCTGCTCCAGCGTCTTCAAATCCCCAACCTGAAGCTACATCTGGTAAAAGAACTGCTCTATCATTAGGATTAATTACCGATACATCAATAGAATCAGTTGCCATTCTAACAAAAGGTTGTAAAGATGTTATTGAAAGATTGTGGTAGTCTTGTGAAAAAGCTTGTCCACCTTCAGGAGCAAGTCTAATCTGATCTCCGTTTGTACCGTAAGCTACATTTACACCTGATATTTTTGCGTATTCTCCATTAGAAGCACTTTCTAAGAAAGCACCTGCTAATACAGCTCCTTGTGTCCACACGTTAGAGTCAATGATTATTGAACCGTCAGCGTCAACTGTCATAGTAGCGGCTGATGACCATTCTGCTGGTGCAACATTTAATGGATCACCGTCATATGCTTCATGTGATTCTTTATCGAAAGATCCTGCATCTTCAGTTTCTATTGTACAGTTACCTGATCCATCATTTACTACATCTGATATTCTTAGCCATTCACCGCTTACTGATGAGTTTAAGAATTTACCATCTTCAATAAAGATAGCTGCTAAATCATCTGCTACTAGACCTTCAACAAATAAGTTACCATCTGCATCTACTTTAATTACAGCGTTTATTGCTGTAGGAGTAGAGGTTACAGTTTGATCAACTCTATGTGAAAGTACTTGATAATCTTGATAGATGTTAAAGTCTTCACCTACTAAATCGATTCTTTCTAATGCTTCTTCGTTAATTGCACAGAATAAACCTGTTCTTCTTGCTTCTAAGTTAATTAAAGTCTCAATGTATAATTGACGACCTTCATTATCCATAAAATCAGGAATTAATGATCCAGTGTATTGTGCTAGTAAACTAACTTCTCTTAAAGCAGCAAATTTTGCAAGCTCAGATCTTTTAAGACCTGGAGTATCAAACATTTCGCCATATGTTGGGTCGTTGTTTAATGTACCTGCATCGAATTTACCTTTGAAGATCATTACGTCTACCATGTAATCTGATACGTATTCTAATTCTTCGATTCCTTCTGGAATGTTAGCTTCACCATACCATTCTCTTGCAGTTAAATTAAAACCATCAGTGTTAGAAGCTTGTCTAACGATAATAGTAATAGGATCCTGCTTGATGTTTACAAATGATATTGCATTGTCAGAAGTTTCTGCTTCATTACCTGCAGCTTGTAATAATTTGTAATCAGCTGGTGTCCAGAATTTATCTGTGTCAAAAACTGTACTGTATTGTTTTGATAAGTTAATGTGCGTTCCGCCTTCTTGACCTGAATTAGTAGAAGGTGATACGATTGATACGAGATCAGCGTTATCAGCTTCAGTTAAATTTAATGCTAAGATTGGGCCTCTAGATAGAGTTTCGATTGCAGATCTGTGGAAAAACATTCCTTTCTTTTCTAAAGATTTATCTACACCGCCAAAAACTGCTGTAAACTGTTCAACATCTTCAATGAATACTGGAGTGTTGTAAGGACCTTTTTTTGATCTTCCTACAACTAATCTAATAGTTTCAGCTGGGATGTTAACAGTCTGTGATTTGTCAAACTCTAAGCGATATACGCCTGAGCTTTTGAACTGTTGTAATTGAGGACTTAATGCCATAATTTTTCTAGTTTATTTTTTGTTCTTTTATTATATATCCGTTTCCGTTTAGTAAATTTATTTAAGCAGATCATAAATGTCAAACTGTAAATCCCCTTGCTCTGTGGTATCTTTGAATAAGATCCTTTCCATTGCGTCGTGGACATCTGGGTCGATGACATCTAATAACTCTTCAACGTAATCTGCATAGTCTGTTGTGTTAAAAAATTCAGTAGCGGTAATAGCTGTCATGATTGTATCATCATTTCCCATTTGAGCTCCGTAACTTCCGTTTCTTAATGTACCAAATAAACTGGCTTCTACTATTGTCGATTCATCTGTCAAATCTAATCTATTTATCTTGTATAATTTTGCAAAATTCTGACAGAATACTGCTTTATTATCTGTTTTTAATTTTATTCCTGGTTTTAATGTTTTACTATCATGCCTATGTTTAAATCTAACTATCATTTCTTCATCAAAATCATTTCTTTGTGGGAATACAGTTCCTAAGTATTGAAATAGAATAGTACCGTATGTATTATACTCTACTACCATTTTAACATTCTCTGCATTAAACACATCAACTGATAGTGTATATAAAACCTTTGCGAAATCTTCTATGACATGTTCATTTGATCTAAAAACTGCAACTTGATTAAATTTAAAGAAATCATACATTGCACCTGGATTTGTTACATTCTCAATTTCTTGAGGATTCATGTGATCTAGTTTAAAAATATTAATTACTGAATAATCACCACCATTACCTTCTGCAATATCTACTGAGAATAACCAAAAGTTTTCAGTATCTTTACATGTCTCTATGTCAAAATCTGGGTCCCAGGATAAAGTGTCTTTTACGTCTATGCTAATATAATCAAATTCATCTATTTCATGAGAAACATATTTTTTCATACGCTTTCTCATTTTCTTCATATCTACTGGATCTAATAAAAGGTTTGAAGACGAAACAAATTCATTTCCATATTGTTTATTAAATGCTTCAATTGTACCAAGGTTTGCTAATTCTCTTTCATACCATGCATCATCTCTGTCTGGGTGTTCCCACCAATCGACACGCATTGCATTATATTCATTATCTCCTCTTTCAGCCGCAGCGTAAATATTATAAAATTTATTAAACCCGTTTGGTGTAGAAGTAATAGTAATTCTTGAGACTTTAGACGAGGATAACGTAGGATATACGTTCTCGTAAAATGCATCTGCGATAGAGGGATGAATGTGTGCAAACTCATCAAGATATAAATTATGAATTGTAAATCCAATACCTGATTTTGCAGTAGTTGATTGACCTATAAGACGACAACCATTATCACATCTAACGTTCATCACGTCATATTTAATAATACCTGGTTTCATAAAGAATGGTAGGTTTTCAACTACAATTTTAGCCTTATCGATAATTTCTTTAGTTGAATCTGATTTATTAGCAAGAAGCAGTGTGTTCTTATCTGTATTGAAAGTAACATACCATGCATTAAAAATACTTGCAGTTACTGTTTTACCCATTTGTCGGGCAGCAAGAACAATATTAAATCTTTCGTCTTGAAAATTTCTAAGCATTTTCTTTTGATATTCCCTAAGCTTAACTTGTTGAATACCTTCATCCGTCATTACTACCGCATACTTTTCTGCAAAATAGACAATGTCTTGAGCACATCTGGCCAATTCTCCTATTTCTTCGTCAGTATATTCAAATACAATATTACCTTTACGTAAAAATTGTTTACCTTCATAAAAAGGCATTGCAACCTTTGGTCTATAACCTTGGTCAAGTGCAAGCATAAGATCATCTACTTGTTTAGTAGACCAAACAATTCTTTCGGAAGCAGCTTGTGCTGTATCTTCCTTTGGGATCCATTTATTATCTCCTACGTAGTCGCTCATTGTTATTCTTCAGTAGACTCTTCTATATCGACGTCTTCTATATCTTCTTGATTATCTTGATTATTTATACCTGCTTGAATTGCTGCCATTAAATCTTTAGTACCTCTTTGTACATTTCTATCTGATACATCTCCACCAGATGATTCAATTTCTGTAATATCATCTCTTTTTCTGTATATCTCAATATCTCTAGCTATTCTCTTCGTGGATTCTTCTGCTGCCATTAAATACATTGTTTGTGACTTAATAATATCTAGCATTGATTTTTGTAAAGTAGCTAAAACTTCAAACATCCTAGGAGCTAATTCTCCACCTTCTATTGTTTCTAATAAAGTAGTAAGCGCTCTTTCACCTGCTTGTAATTGATATATTAAAGATGACATTGTCATTTCATCCATAGCTTTCTTAGCTTTGATGTAATCATCTTTTTCTATAATATCTGCGTCTAGATAAAACTTCATAAGACTTTCTATAGTCTTCTTAGCTTTTTTTGCAGATGAGGATTTTAATTCTGTATAATTTACAGGAGCCAAGCTGGTTTCTCTCTGTATCATTGGTAAATCGGTTGGATCTGTCTCTACATCCATTTGATTTTCACCTATTAAAGCATCTAATTCTTTTCTGATTTCATCAGCTTGATCTGAAATGCTTTTCTTTTTGTCTTCGCTCATATTATTATATTATAATCTATATATCTAGAAAATACTTGTAACAAATTTAGTAAATATTTGTTACTAATTTATCTAGCTTGATTGTAGCGTCTTAGTTGGATAGAAGGTATTGCGTTATCAATGATATGCGCATATTGATTATCTCTAACTACATATTGTTGTAAAAGATTAATATGTTGCTCATCTCCAATAACTTTATTAAACAATCTAATATTTGTTATTTCATGTTTACCTGGCATTAGTGCCCATTTATCTGTAGTTGTCCAACCATATGGTGTAATGTTATTTACTTTCTCAGATAATACAGACGCTAAAGTCTGCTGTACTGTTTGACCATTCTGCCAGTTACTCATTGGATCTAATCTATAAACGTCTGCACTTAATGTGCTATATGTATTACTTAGATTAATAACTACACCATACCATGTTCCGATTTCTAAATCTGATGCATAGTTAAATGTATGTGTATCGTCATTTATATTTAATGTAATTGCAGATTTGGTAGTTTCAATATTTAAACCTTTAGAACCTGTTTTACCTTTAACTAAATTTAGTTTAGGTTTGGTTGGACTAAATGCGCTTGTAGTAGGCCTAAACCAAAGGGTCATTGCCATATTCTTAGTTGAAGATAATTCAGATTTTCTTACATACTGTAATGCTTCAACACCAATATCTTTAATACTCGACATATCATAACAGTTTTTAGAAACCATAGTCCATTGATTTCTAATTTCAGTGTCTTTGATTTTTAAATCATTGTGAATCTTATATCTAGTACCGTCATTAACTTCACTAAATATTGTTTTATATTGTTGAGGTTTTGTTACTTTATCTTGCTCTGCCTGTATTTCTTCTCCAAATACTTCTTCAATTCCTGTAACCAGATCATCAACTTGTTGTTCAATTGCAGTATCAGTATGTATGTTACTTGTTCTTTCTTCATATTTAGTTAACATTAATCTCCAATATGTCATATCCATATTGAATTCATCTGCAAATGAAACCGATCGTACTTCGTACATTCTATTCATTAAAGGGAAATATAAGTAATCTCTGGATCTTGGACTAGGGCCTAAACCAAACGCTGTTTTAAATTGACCTTGTGTAAGGTGTACTTCAAAATCTTCAAATCCCATTCCAAAAATATCATATTGAAATTCTTGTGTTGGCATTGCATTATCAGGTACCATTATCTTTAAATCCGAAGAATCTGTTACATTGTATAATGAATATTCCATTAATACAACATCGCTTGATCTTTTATCTGGTTCTACTCTAAAATATTTTACAGGATGTCCCCACATCTCTGAAGACAATTCACTTAAATCTCTATAAGTATCTACAGGTCTCTGTAAATTATAAGGATCATATAGACCGTCTTCACAATCTATAACTATGTTAGCACACCCACTCATAGACCAAGGATCAGTACAATCTCCACAAAATTGTGGACAACTTTCAATTACTCCATTTTCAGAAAGTAATTCAAAGGTAACGCTCAATAAAGTTATTGTATTGTAATCTCCTAATCTATTAACCTCAGCCTTAACATCTAACCAAAGGGGTTTAGAAGCATCAAAAGTTTGACCTAGTAAATCATTAGGTCCAGTTGCCATGTTAAGTGGTCTAGCTGGGGACATTTGGCCACCATCTGTACTAGAGCCATTCTGAGACCATCTATATGAATAGTCGAAGTGATTATTAGCATCTGGTTTTTTATAAAATGTAATACCTGTTGATGTTATAGGTGCACCTTCTATAATAGTAAATTGAGTTGGACTAAGTAATGTGTCAACAGTTACTGTGTAATTAGAAATAAGAATCTTTTCTCCAGCTACTAAATCTAAGTTTGTATTAATACCTGTAATAGTATTTTGACCTAAATCCATAGCAAGTAGCCCGGCTGTATTTGGAGTTGTAACACCAGCGGTTACATTCCATCCAGTGACATTTGTAATACTCTCGTAAGGATCTACGAGCTTGGCGAACATATAATCACCTATTTGATTTGCTGTAAAATTAGTTACCATTAACGGTTAGAGTCTACGACTTATTTTTATTTATATATCTGATTTTTTATCAGTGATTAAAAGCATCTCTGGATTATCAGATTCATATACCTCTACCCTTTGAATAATTGCATTAATTATATTAAAAACCTCAGTTGTATTATTTTCAGATAAGAATAGATCTAGTACTGATAAAAACTTTCTAATTCTAATAACTGTGAAGTGTTCTTCTTCTCCCATTAGTTTAGCCCTTTTTAAGAGCATACTAGCTACTTCAGTTTCATGTTCATTAAATATATCAAATAATCTGATGCTACCTCTCAATGTCTTAGTACTATATTTGATAGTTTTAATTTGATCTACATTAATAATTCTACTATAGCTCGAGTTTTTATTAAGAGTAAATTTGACCCATCTTAAATTGGTCATGGTGTCAAAAATTTGATTTATAAAGTATATTGACGTAGCTTCTTTATGTATCGCAACATCACTGATAGCTTTAAATCTTGAAATTTCAGATTTAAAAGAAGCATATACAATTCTCTTAAGATCATTAACATCAATAAGTACTTCTGATTCATTTAGTGTTTTTGTGGTAGAAAATCTAGTGATTATTCCCCACAACCTTAAATCAATAGAATTATACTTATGTAAAGTAATATCTATAACTTCTGAAAATGTATCTCTATTTCCTGTAGACATCGACCTGGGTTTCTATTTTTTTCAAATCAGAATAAAGATCTTCTTTTGCGAATAGTTTAAGATCATTAAAATCTCGCATACCTATTTCATTCTTAGTGAGATAGATTTGAACAGCTTGCTCTGTTGGAATATATTTATCTGCTTTATTTTTTGCAGCAGATTTTTTTGTTTTGGTGTAAAACCACCCAGGTACTGATTTAAATCGCTGAGCTACCATTGCCCATGATTCTACAACACTTGCGCCGCTAATACCGTTAATATTAAACATCTGAGCGTTAGCTGGATATTTAATGGCCATAAATCTATTGATCATAAAATGATGGCGCTTCTTGTTGTGATTCTTTATTTTTTCGTATTGATTCTTCTTCGTAAACATTATTTTCACGAAGTCGAATAATTTAGTTTCGTCTAGCATATTTATTATATGTTGTTAGGTAAGAAAGTTTACCCTATAAGAGTGTTAAATGCATGTTGATGTGCATCTACTTTTGACATATCATGTAATGCCTCTATTTTATCAGCTAGAGCCATAACCTCTAACTTTATACCATGCGCATTGGCTTCTGCTAATATTTCTTCTATTTGAATATAATCTGTCAGCGTCATATTAAAATAATTTTTTAGTTGGATCCTTTGATATTGTCTTTTTAGTTTTTTTACCTACTAATTTCATAGGCTTTTTCTTTGTAGGTGTATTTTCTTTAGGTATATCTATACCTGCAAACGCATCTGGCCCAAATCCACTTGACTTATCTAACCAATGTGTACCTTCTAGTATTTTATCCATTTCCATAATAGAATCTTTATTATCTATAGCACCTTCCCAATCCTTTTCGATAGAATCGTAAATAGCACGTTGAATTGCATCTGGAATAGTTTTATTATGTAAAAGCATTAAAGCAATGTTAGTTGACAGAGCTACTTTGATGAGCGTGGGTGAGCTATGTCCTACTACGCGATAGATTATATCAGATAACTTATCTTTGTATTCAGAAGAGAACAGGTGATCTATGATAAAGTTATCGTATTCTTTAAGAAACTGATCATATATGGTATCTGCATGTTTCATAGTTAATGAGTAATTACGCATCTTACCAGTCTTCATTTCTTTTTGCCAAGTAACACATGCTGGAATATTATCTGACTTATCTCCAGTAAGAATTTTCTTGAGAATAAACTCGTCGCAGTCTATTTCTTCAATAGAAATTTTATTAGCATTAATCCAACCCACAATGTCACCTTGATAATTATCCCTTAACATAGTTTGTCCACCCATATTAAATAGCATATCATCTGTAGATAAATCTGCAGCAGCCGAAGTTGCCATGTCTTGTTCAAATCCTTTGTATGCATATAACTGTTTTCTAGTATTGTAGTACCATAATGTATGTGCATCATTAGTGTTAGAATAGTTAACTAACTGAATAAGATCTTTATCACCAGACCACACAATACATGATTTACCACGCGCGTTAAGCATTGTAGACCATCCGAAGATAACATCATCTGCTTCTGCACCTTGTATTTGATGTACAGTAACACCTTTTTTGGCAACAATTTTTTGGAATTCTTCATATACTCCATAAACTGCAGTCCAATCTACGGATGAACTTTGTTTTCTAGTGCCTTTGTAATCTGCCTCGGGATATAAATCCTTACGCCATGATTTAGAATCAACTGTTAATACAACGTCATCTACGAACATTTTTAACTTACGCATCTCTGATGCAAAGTCAATGGCCAATTTTCGCATAAATTGAGATTTTTGCTTATCATCACCTAATAGCTGTTCGCCATTCTTTGGTTTAGGTAGAACAAATAATCTACTAAATACAAAATAGTTACCGTCAATCAATAATGTGTGTTTTCCCACTTTCATATCTTTATTTCTTTTATCTACTGCCAATATACTAAAAATAAATGACAATAAAAAATTTATACTAACTTATTTTTAAGAGTTAACAATAGATTGTATTTCATATACACAACTTAACATTGTAATCACTGGATCAATAACATGTACTCTTTGTGCTTGATGTTTAGCAACCGTAATGATAATTTGAGGAATGTGTTTAACATGTTGTAATTTCTCTTGTTGTATATATTCAACAAATTCTTCACCTAATGTTTGTAAAACATCATCTACTTTATTTCCATAATTACTAACAAGTAATTGGTAATTTTTAGCAGGATCAGTCTCATTAAATACAAGCTCAAATACATCTTTATAAACAGAATTAAACTTCTTAACATCTTCTACTGTAATATTAGAAGTACCTTGAGTTTTATATCCTTGTAATTTATTAAGCGTAGTTCTTAAATCTGGAAAATTACGTCTAACAAATTCTACCAATGCTGGTTTTTCAATTGTCATATCTTCATTTCCACATATCTGATAAACTCTTTTAATATATTTCTTAGTTAATTCAGATTCTTCTTCTTTTTCAAAATCAAAATTAATAACTTCAAATCTTGATAAGATAGGATCCGGAAGTTTATTAATGTAATTACATGTAGCAATAAATCTAGAATTAGATGCAAATGTTTCCATTGTAGCACGCAATGCTTTAAAGAATTGATCTGATACACCATCAACCTCATCGAGTATTACTACCTTAAACATTCCAGGCTTATCCATAATAGAAACAGTTGAACAAAAATCTGTAATTCTGGTACGAATAACATCAACTGAAGTATCTGTAGATGCATTTATATAAAGGTACGGTAATTCAAATTGATTTACAATTGCCTTTGCACATGATGTTTTACCAGTTCCAGGAGAACCTGACAATAACATGTTTTGGACTAATCCATCTTTGAATTTTGCCATTACTCGATCTGGTAAGATCAAATCATCTAAGTTTTTTGGACGATACTTCTCTGTGAAGAGTTGATTTATTGATTGCATATATCTGTGTTTTGGTAATTATACGCTCTAAGTGCGTTAAAGTTTCAAAGATAAATATAATATATGGCAATACCACTTAAAATAGTAAGAACCAATGGACCAAACCCTAGAAATAGATACGGGATTATATTGAGCTGTCTTAAGAAACATCATCGCAAATTCTTAATAGAACACAGGCACATTAAGAAATGGGCTAAAGATGATCAATTCATAGGATGTATTTTAAGAATGGAAAAAACTACCAATAGATCTGCCAGTAGTTTAAAATTATATTGGGATCATAGCACTAACGAGGTCGTCGATATCGAGACATTACATTTATCGTATAATACAGTGGACTGGATCTGTGCAATAAGCCTAAAACCAATTAAGTCTAAATTTATGAACTTTGATTTGGAAAACTTTGTTCATCCAGAATATTATGAAGTACTCGATGCACCAATGGTAGATAGTCGTATACTTAAATCTTCTATTGAGTTTCGTAAGGAATGCAAAAAACTCCTGCTCGCAGAACGAGAGGAGTTTCTTAAGTTGGCTAAAAAGAACGCTAAGCGCTCTCTTTAATCTTATTACATTAATGCTTTAAATCTATCAGCAATTGACATACCTACATAAAGCTTAACTGTCTTAGGTAGTTCTTCTGATTCATTTATTGAATTTTCAAACGCTAATAACTCAGCTTCTAGTACAGCTACAAAATCTGGATCTAAAAATTTAGATTCTTCTGTTTTACTTAGCTTGTCTATTTTATCTTGATACTTCTTTTTCTTTTCTTCATCATCAGTACCATCAACTAATTTTTTGTATCTAGCGATCATGTCTTCCTTAGAATTCTTTTCTGGTGTTTTATTACCAGTTGTTTCTTCATCAGGTGTATCTTCATCAGGTGTATCTTCTGATTTACCTGTAGCGCTTGCAATCGCATCGTCTACACTAGCTAAAATTTCATCTGCTATTTTAATAGGTGAATAATCTTCTTTACCTACTATAGAAGATCCACCTCCATATTTGTCGATAAAACTACCTAAAGTATAACCGTCTTCGCCTTCTTTTGCAGACTCATCGTCTCCACCTGCTAGAATTATAATAGTTTTAGGAACTTCTTTTCCTGAAATTTTATTTGCTAATGCGGTTTTTGCCGCTAATTCTTCAGCAGCTGCCGATTTTAAGGCTGATGCTAATTCTTTAGCTTTGTTTAACGCTCCTTCATCATTAGCGCCCTTTGCTTTGGAATAAAGATCTTCTACTTTAGCGTTTTCTACAATATTGTCTATGTCTAAAGATTCTTCTTTTATTTTATTCTTATCATCTTCAGTCTCGGTATCGTCGTCTGTTGTCGTGTTGTCAGTCTTCGTGTTGTCAGTCTTCGTGTTGTCAGTCTTCGTGTTGTCAGTCTTCGTGTTGTCTGTTGTCGTGTCGTCTGTTGTCGTGTCGTCTGTTGTCGTGTCGTCTGTTGTCGTGTCGTCTGTTGTCGT